CTAAGGCTAGGTCAGAATTAACTTCTGATGTAGCGTTAGACGCAAAACGAATACGTTTAAGGGTCGCTTACCTCCTCACTCTCTTGCTTCCTTATCTTAGGGATAAGAAAAACTACACAGTTGATAGAACTAGACTTCTTTCAAGGACAGTAGAACGTCTTGACTCAGTTATAAACAGGGAGTTTCCAAAAACGTTATCTGACGTCGATTCGATTATAAAATCTGGCGTCAAACGTTCGATCAACAAATCTGTTGGTAGCCAAGTTGAATCCCTCAAGAAAAAGAAGCTGTACATTATGTCAAAAGAAGATGTAGCTCTTTTAAAAGAGGAGGCACTTCTTAGTCTGAATAGGGAGTTTCCACAAGGCAGTGGTGTCACCTATGATAGGCGTTTGTCTGCTATAGGCGACCACCACAAAAAGCAACTATCCTCTTTGATAAGGTCTTCTCATTCTGAAGATGCAGTGAAAAGGATTTCGTCTGAGGTAAGATCTGCTTTATCTCCTATTGGAGCCGGACAAACAGCAGTTGCCGGTGGAAATCTAGCGAAAAAGCTAATGCGAGTTGCGTCAGCAGAAGAGCTGCGAGTAGTGCATGGTGTAGAGAAAGACTTGTTCCGCAAATCGAATGTCAGCTTCGCATATTGGAGATTAAGCCCGGAGCATAAATGGGAAGGTGGCAAGGAGATATGTGAAGTTCTTGCCTCTCAAGAATCATCTGACGTCGTAAATTTTTTGCGTTACGAGGATACTACGCGATTAACAGAAGGTCTCTATTTTGTAGACGGTCTACCTGATTATCCCCACCCGTACTGTAAGTGTTTCACTGAAGCCGCATTTTAGGTCCTTCCTAGTCTTCAATTTTCTTTCCATGTAATTGTAATTTGATCATTTCAAATTGTTGTGTTTAATTTTAGAGAGTGCTATCTCTGTTAGAGACACTTCGACAGAGTACGACTTATCTAGTCCGCTCTGTTGTGAAATCAAGGAACCAATTTTAAGGAGGTCATGAAATGGCGACTAACGCAGGATCAGTTGGTGGAGGGAATGGCGGACAAACCGATATGGATCGGGGACAAAGCTACGCTTTCCCGTACTCGAAGACTCAGAGGAAGACCGGGAAGGTAGCCAATGGTGGGTCTACCGCAAACCCCAACGACAAGCCGGGCCTTTCGAGACCCATGGGCAAATGATCTAGAAGAACCTTTATCCTATTGAACTAGTAGCAAATTTTTGTGGAGGAAGAGATGCCAGACACAACCAATCCTAACACTGACACACGGCAAGCGGAGACCACCTCTTCGCAGACACACGAGAGCGCACCCCAGAGTGAAACGACAGAACAATCCAAGACTGCTTCCGGTAGGACTTTGTCCGAAAAGGAGCTTTCGGAACTAATTGAAAAGGCGAGAGCTGAGGAGAAGAACAAGGTCTACTCAAAGCTCGAGTCCTACAAATCAGAGAAAGAAAAAATTCTTTCTACCCTTGAAGAGATGAAGGAAGCCAAAAAACAACTTGAAGCTGACCGAGACTCTTTGAGGGAAGGGCGCGCGTCTGACTTGAAATCAGTTAACGAAGAGTTGAGCCGATTGCGAGAGCAGAACGAAAAACTCCAGGAAGCTATCGATGCGACGGTAGAGTCTTCTGCCAGACAGATTCGTGAGCACGAACTGAAGGCGTATAGAGCGGAGAAAATTCGTGAAGCTGGGCTGAGGCTTACTGAGCTTGTTACCGGATCGTCTGAGGAAGAAATCGATTCCGCCATAAGGGCAGCGAAAGCTCGTGAAGACGAGATCTCTGCCCAGGTTAGGGAACAAGTCCAGAAGGAACTCGCTGGCGACCTCCCGAGACCGATTTCGACTGATAGCTCAATGGGTAGAGGCCCTGCTCCTGTCATCACTGTAGAGAACAGGAGATCGGTAGCTCAACTACCACGTGACGAGTATCTCAAGCGGCGCGAGCAGTTGTTGAACGAAGCAAGGATCAAAGCAGGGCTTGTGTAGTCCGCTATTTTTAAGGAGGAATCAGAATGCCTTTTTCAGCCGTAAGTACCGCCGCAGGAACCCACGTTGCGCTGCCGCAAGCAATTCTCGACGTTTACTCGATGGACATCGAGCACGAGGCGCTTGGAATTATGCGCTTCGAGGAATTCGCGACCAAGAAAACCGAGCTTATGACCCAACCCGGTCAGACGATCACCATGAACAAGTACAACAACTTGACTCGTGGTGGGCAGCTCACAGAGAGCACCGAAATGACCGAGGTCAGCATCTCCGCTACCCAGAAGGCGATCACCGTCACTGAGTGGGGAAATGCTGTCGGCGTTTCCGAGAAGCTCATCAAAATGGCGCAGGATGACATCCTGAAGGAAGCTGCGGTTCTGTTGGGCCGTGACTACGCCGTCGTCAACGACCTGATGATCCGAAATGCTATCGCTGCCGGAACCAACGTTTTGTACGGCGGAAGCAAAGTGAATGCCGCTGCCATGGACGGCGCGACTGACTTTTTCGATGTCGAGATCATCCGTCAGGGTGTTGAGACTCTCCAGACGAACAACGCTCCCAAATTCATGGGTGACTTCTACGTTTGTTTCGTCCACCCGCACCAGGCTGCGTACCTGAAGCGCGACCCCGACTGGGTTGCTGCTCAGAATTACGCTGGCACGCGCAATCTGTTCACCGGCGAGCTGGGTCGCTGGGAAGACGTCGTTTTCATCGGTACGACCCATTGCCGTAATGGTGCCGCTGGCCTGACTGACCCCGGTTATCTGGCTGCTTACGCTGGCGCTGCCCTCGGTGGTGCTGCTGCTGCGAACGTCTACGAAGCACTGCTCTTCGCCGACAGCGCGGTTGGCAAAGCCATGGCGCTTCCCGTTGAGATGCGGGACGGTGGTACGATGGATTACGGCAGGAAGCACGGGCTGGCCTGGTACTCGATCATGGGTTGCGGGATCCTGGAGGACGACTTTATCGTCCGGCTAGAGACCGTCTAAGGTCTGCACGTTTGGGTGTGGCCCCCGGAAACGGGGGCTACGCTTTTCCTTTCAGCTTCAAGGAGTTTTCAATGGCTTACAAGAAAACAAAAAAGCTCTCGAAGACACTCAAGGTCAAAGACGACGCGGAACAACCGAAGTCTCTGTCCATGGATGAATCGGAAGCTCTCGATACCAAGAAGCAAGTTTCTTCTCTGGATATGCCTGAGGAGGAAGTTGTTGACGCACCCGTTCTCGTGAAGGAAGCACCTCTTGAGGAGAAGATCAAAGAAGCAGAGCCGCCGAAGGATGTGGCTTCCCTTCCAGTTGCGATTCCTGGTGAATCCGTTGGTAATTACGAGACCACGATTGCTCTCAAGACTACGGTGAAACGGTGCGGAACATGGTTCAAGTTGGTCACTGGTAAAAAGGTAACCGGAACAAAAGAGCAGATTGCCTATCTTCGGTCGTGTGGACTGGTGAAATGAGAGAGGTATCGTGGCAACATTCAACGAGATCATTAATACGGTTCGCAGGCGGGTAGCCGATTACAAAGAGGATCGCGTCTACTCGGATGAATACTATTCAGATGCTGTCTCGTTTGCTCTAAGTAAGTTAAGCCACGATTTTTCGGCGGATTACGCCACTGTTACCGACGTTCCAACTGCAAGAGTTTTCCTCCTAACAAAACTCGCGACAATCGAGATGTGCTACGTCAGAGCTGCTGAGTTCGTTGACGTAGACCCTGGCGAGGAATTATCCGCAAGTTTCCACTCTCTGAAGGTTCCTGACCTTGAGGTGGATGGAGAAGGAACGTCTCCTGCTGCCGCCGCTCAATCGTGGCTTTCTCTAGCTCGTAGTCTCCAGGAGGAATACGACGGCGAGTTAGAGCATTCCGGTGGTTCATCAAATGCCGCTGAGATCCAGACGGCTTGCCTGAAACGTATTTCCTTGACCACGGGTGGTTACAGGAAATATGCGCTTGATAGAGGTCTTGCTGCTGTCACTGTTTCTGCCGTTGTTGCTGGCACTACTGTTACGTTGTCTTGGTCTATCCTTTATGACGAAACTTTTGCTGCTTACGAGGTTTGCAGGGACACCTCTATCAACATGGAGAATGAAGAGCGAGTTGCTTACATCACCGACAACCAAAAAGCGACCTATGCCGACGAGGTTCCTGCTTCTGGGACCTACTATTACCGTGTGAAAACAGTGAATCCGAACAGGATAAAGACTTCTGGTAATACCCTGACTGTGGTGGTGCCGTAATGGATATAGAGACCAAGATTGAAAGACTGGTCGATATAAACCTGACCCGGTTCGATTCCGGTCCAATATTGTATTACCCGTATGTATCCGGAGCGGTGGATATTTACAAGCAAAGAACGAAGTCTTTCGGAGCTGCTGTTTCACTCGTTGGTCGGGCTATTCTAAATCCAACAAAAGAAAATGTCTCCCTTATCGGAAATGAAGAGCGGTACGACGTTGCATTTCTATTCTCTAGGTTAGAGATGATTCGCAAGTTTCCTACCGCCTCCGAGGGAGAATGGATCGATGTTTCGGGCGAGTTCTCGTGGTGGAATAGGCGGTATAAAATAGAGAAGGTGGCACCTTCCGGTCAGGTTGGTGCCACTTTCTCTTTAGTTATCGCTCTCGGCATGACTATCCAGGGGAGTAGAGACTGATGGCTAGACCTGTAAAATCTGTTGAGTTCACTGGAGACTGGCAGGAGTTCTACTCTTGGTGCAACTGGCTCATAAGCGGGAGTTATATGCCTCGGCTCGAGAAAATGGCCGAGCAGATAGGAAGTGTTGTCAGAGCAACTTTGCGGCAGCACATCTTGGCACAGGATCTTGGCTGGCAAAAGCTGGCAGAATCTACAAAAGCCAGAAAAGGCCACCCGATTATATACATCGGCAGCGGTGTATATATGAACAGCATTGGTCTGGAAGTAGCGAAGCAGAGCGATACAGACATATCAGTTAGAATTTTTCCTGATGGTTACTACGAGGATCGCGGGAAAAATGTTGATGAAATTGCATTCTACATGGAGTACGGGACGAAGAATATGCCAGCTCGTCCTTTGTGGAGACCGGTCTACGAAGCTGCTAGGAACATGGACTCAATAACCAAATTCGATCTGGAAGGATTGTTTATGCCATGACATCTTTGGCGACCACGATAAAAGCTATCGATGCTGCGTTAATCGCTAAGTACAGCGGCATAACCATTTTGACTGGGGCTGTACCTACGGTTACAGCGGTGGCACCATTTATAGAAGAACCTTTGCCGGAAGCGTATACGGAAAGGGTGTTCCCCTCAATTTCGATTAAGCTTTTGTCTATCCTTCCAGATTACAGCCGTATTTATGAAACCGAGGATTTTTCTGAAGAAGAAACCGATTACGACGATACTGTGTCTCCACCAGTAAGAAATATGCGGAGTAAGCCTCTGCCCTATCGCTTGATGTATGCAGTTGACACCTGGCATAAAGCGAGAGCAGGGGAATCGCGGGATCTTCTGACAGAAGCTATCCTCCATAGAACTCAGCCTAGAGGTAGTTTGACCGTACAAAATATTGACGGTGTGAACATACCTGTTTGGCTGTTTTGGGAAGGCGGTATAAGGACTTTAGACGAAGTAGACGTTGACGAAATGATTTATCATAAAACGCTTAGCGTCATAGTTTTGTCCTACCTTAGTACCGCTAGTGCTGAAGATGTATCTGAGGAGAAGGCAGTTACTGAGACTCGACTGTCCTTTTACAATAGACACGTTGAAATTTCTTCGAGCGGGGTTACTATAGACGACTCTAAAAACGTGAAGGACATTTCAATACGTGTTACAGATACAGATGAAGCTGGTTCATGAGTTACACTCCTCTGAAGACATGCTTCTTGGTAGCTATGTTTTTTAGTAGAGGAGAAAAGCGTTTGTCGCAAAGGAGTAAAGAATGACTATTTATACGCTTCCGGATGTGTATGCGGAGGAGGTCTCCTCTCTCGAGGGTCCTATCCAAGCCGCAGCCGTTGGAAAGGGTGGGTTGCAGGCGGTAACGCAAAAAGGCCCTCCCGGAATCCCGATTCGAACAAGAAACTTTGATGCGTGGAAGGAAATCTTCGGCACCTACGAGTCTGCTGCCAGGGGCGACGCGGCTTACGAAGCCAAAGCGTTCTTTGCAGAAGGCGGGTTCGAGCTGATCACGGTTCGTCAGGTTGGTT